TAGGGGGAGCGGACGTCAAAATTTTCTCGTCTGAGCCAAAAAACACCTGCTCCAAGTCAAATAAATTAGCGATATTACAGTGAGAACCTGACCGTCATATCCACGAAACCAACGAAGGATCATATAATAATTCGCTGCCGCCGCAACGAAAAATACAAGTATAAGTCCAGCGACGATTCGCCGTCGGGTGGTTGGTGTGAGCGGACGCAATTCGAGCATGGAGCTTAATTATCCATTTCGTTGAACGTCCGCAATGTTGTCGTGTCCGGAATGGCGCTTGTAGTCGAAATTTGGTGGGGAGCGGACATCGTTCAATAGGTGTCGTCACGCTTATGATAAGGCCGTAGTCGCCCAATGCGACGCGCAGTCGAATGCGGCAAGCGGGTTTCGAAATGGTGAAGCTCATTGGACGCATACCCATCCCCGAGTTTGGCACCCTGTCTTAGCCAATATCGGTAGCCAGTTAGATCTCTTCGGTTGAAGCATTGCACCGCCAAGTGCTGGGCAGCGCGGGCATTTCCAAGCCGGAATGCTCGATAATACAAGCCTGCGGGTGAGAAGGCGTCTGATCGGGACCCCAAGTCTCCTGGCCATTTACTGGTTTCGCATATCCAGCAAGCCAGTTCTATCATGGCCTCGGTGTCACGCCGCAAAGCTAAATGCCACATGATCGGCACCCACAGGCCGGGTTTATGGTCGTAACGAATTGCCAGAGCCCTGAGGAACAATTGGTCGGAGCGGGCAGAGGCTGTAATTGGCATAGTTGCATGATGGCGGCAGGAATTGATGACCGCAACGGTGTCGTGTCCGGAATGGCGCTTGTAGTCGAAATTTGGTGGGGAGCGGACGTCCTTTATTCATCGGACTCCACATAGGTGTAGCTATTGGTAACAGGTTGATGGGTTAGCACGACCAGAGCCGAATGGATGGGCATTGGTTGCGAATGAGAAAGGATACCATGGACAGCTAAGATGTCTTGCCCCCTTTCATAAACAAAGAAAGGCTCGTCGGAAATTTCGTATCGCAAAAATCTGATCAAATATGCGTGAGAAAAATTACAATTCACCCATTTATAGCTTGGCCCAATAAATTTCTGATAATCGACCTCTACAAATTTAGATTTTTCCAAAGACCTAAGGGCTAATTTTATATTTTTATCAGAAACTTCATTATAGCAACCTCTGCCCAACTCAGTAAAACCTTCATGTGATTTTGGTGAACTCCACCAACTGTCTTTCGAAGGGGATGACCCAACGGAACAGCCCGTCAAAAAGAGAGAAGCAGTGAACAGAATAGATTTCATTCAGCCAGTATGACAGTTACGGTTATAATGACAATGTCCGCAACGTGTCGTGCCCTGAACGGCGCCTTATCGTCGGAATGTGGTGGGAAGCGGTCATTTAGACCGGATGCAAATTCCAACCACCGCCTGTTAAATCAGGCTGGCTGTTGGCAAACTTGTCGTTGAAGCTCGCTTCCCACGGGAATTTTCCATCTCGATCAGGCCAGACGAGTTGCAGACAATCAAAGGTATCACTTCTGTAGAACCAGCGATTCCAGCCCAAATACTCTTTGTAGACCGATTTGGAAACAGGCAGCAGAACTGCATCTGCGTTACCAAAGATACCTTGAATTTTCTTCCCCACCTCATGGCGTTTGCCGGATTCAATATCCCGCCAGACGTCCCACAATATAGAATGAGACACGTCTTTAGCCAGCGAGAACAGGATGATCTCAGGGTAGCCGTGATTGACCGAAAAACCGGTTGTGTATGAAAAATCTGGATGCTCGTCCTTGTTGTCGAATACCCGAGTGTGGAACCAACCATGGTCTTTGATGACGTTCAAAAACTGACGCTCGTCATCGTCGAGCTTTTCTTCTGATAATAGAAGTGCGGTGTCCATGGCGATCTAGTGCCAGAATGACGCCAAAGCCTCAATGGCCGATTTTGGGCGCGAGCCGCTCGTCTCGTTATGGTGGGAAGCGGACGTTGACAAACTGGGCCGAACGGTGATCCTCGCGCCATGTTTCTCTGGCCTCAAACCATTAGTCGGATCACTCGCGCTCTAGTTGCGCTTGGGATTGGAACACTGACCGGGGCCACATTGGCCGTTTTGGTCGTCGAGGGCCGATTCAGTGCGTTGGCTGACATGATTTGGCGTGTTGGATGGATATTGCACGGACGGCCCATGGCGCCGGGCGAAGCTGACGACGGGTGGCTTCTTGAAATTAAAATGAAAATTGCGTTTGAGAGCGCACTATTGATAGCTTTAGTTGGCTCTATGGCGTGGGCTGTTGTGACTTGGCGTGGTCGTCAGAGCTACCGCTCTGCGGCGCTAATCGGATTTATCCTTGCTGCTATAATGGCAGGGATATGGCTCGATGGAGAAGATACGAGCCACGCGATTATCTCAGTCACCCTCATTGGCTTGTCAGGTGCTGTCGCGGGAATTATCAGTCACGCGATTGAGCTGGCACTTAAAAGCTCGTTCCCTCGATAACCTTAAATCGTCCGCAACAGCTCCGCGTTCAGAACGACGTGTTTGCGGCCAATAATCACAAACTGTCTTTATTCCCCGCCAGCGAAATTCTCCTACGGCTTAGGCGGCGGGCGGATCGCTCATTGCTGCGCCGCGCTGGATATTGGGATGACGGTGGCCGGTAAGGCTGATCCCGCCCGCCACCACATCACCATCGGCGGTGATGGTGCCGGTGGCATGGACCGTCTCCGCGTCCAGCGTGATCGTGCTGGCCTTGATCGTCGCGCTGGCGCCGTCGGGCAAGGTGACCGCCAGATGGTGGGCCTCGGGGTCATAGGAGAGCACCGCGCCATCGGCGAAGGCGATCAGCTCGGCCAGCGTATTGGCAGGTGCCGGGTGATTGTCATTGTTGAGGCCCGCCAGCGCCACGCCATTGCCGATCTGGCCATCGGGGCAGAGCAGGACGCATTCCTCGCCCACGGTGGGGGCGGACCAGCGGCGGGTGGCGCCAGCGCGCAGGGCCAGCCAGCGGATGGGCGGGCTCTCGATGGCGCCATCGTCGCTGTCGGGATCGCCAAAGCGGACGCGGCAGCGCGGGGGATCGAGCGTGACGGCGCTGATCACACCGAGGCGGATCAGCGTGGAAAGATCGAGGGGGATATCGTCATCGTCGTAGCGCATCGGTGGGCACTTCGCTCCAGGCGGACAATTTCGTTAATTTGTCCCGTTAATGGTGTGTTGATTATATAAAAATATCATATAGGGGATCTGCCCAGGCATGGCCGATCGAGCCATCGGGATCGCATTTGGCGGTGTCTGCGCTGGGGGGTGTGGGCACCGCCATTTCATTATCCTCATTCACCGATCCCCTTTGCCCAATCATGCGCCGCCTGCGCATAGGCCCAATCGGCGTCGCAGGTCAGCCAGTCGGCGCGGGTGATCCAGACGCGGGAGATGTCCGCCATGATGGCGTCGGGGGAGGGGCTTTCAGGAAGTGCGGGAGGCTCGGCCTGAACGGGGCCGGGGCGATGGGCGGTGTTTTGGCGCAAGCCGTGATCAACAGCATAGGCAGCAAAGCGGCCAGCGCCGCCCTGGACAAGCGTGGTGTGGTTTGTGTCGGCATCATGAGCGTCCTGTTTTGATTGAGCCTTGGCGGCATGTTGGGCGGCCTGCGAGACCTTGCGCTCGGCATCCCACGCGGTTTGGGTCTGGCGCGCGGTATCGGCCCAATGGGCGGCGCGGTGGGCCTGCCAACCGGCCAAGGCCAGCGCGATTATGGCCAGCGCCGCCCAGATGCGTGCCGCGCTGGCGCAGATCCAGCGCGGGAGTGCGATTGGCCAGCGCCAGAGCGAGCCGGTGAGCAGGGACAGGGCGAGGGAGGCGAGCTTAAGGATCATGCCGCGTCCTTCAGGCAAATGGCCTGCTCCCTTTTGCGGCGGGCAACGATGCCGGGAACCACGCGCCCGCCCGCCTTGTTGAACCATGTGAGCGAAGTGCAGGCGGCGCGAATCTGGCCTGCATTGATCTGGCGGCGCATGGTCGAGCGGCAATAGGTCGGCCATCCGACATGATGGCCCAGACTGAGCGCGGCATAGCGCACATTGTCGCGGCGAGGGATCGAGAGCGCGAGGCCGGGGGTGCAGGCCATGACATGCGCGCCGTCAGCCGTCAGGCGGTCCACCAGCATCTGGGCGCATTGGGCTTCGGTGAAGCTCTTGCCCACCTTGATGCCCTCTCCGGTCAGCCCATCGCAGGCCGTGGCTACCCCGATCATATCGAGGTAGACTCGCAAATATTGCTTTCCGCTTATATTCGTGATCGTGGCGGTCCCGGCTTGAGGCGAGACGGTGACCGCCACCTTGCGGCCCGATTCCTCCATTGGGATCTGGGTCAGCACCAATTGCGTGGTGGCCGAGCCGATCAGGGCCAGCAGCGCCATCACCGACACCACCACCCCGCCCTTTTTGACCTGTCCGGTGTCAGGCTGCGTTGCCATCGGCCTTGCTCCCTTGCTGGATCAGCCGCAGCGCAGTGGGCGCGGCAAAGACCACCAGACCGGCCAAAGCCGAGGCCAGCGGGCGCCATTGCTCGGGCACATAGGCCACCAGCGCGGTCAGGATCTGGGGCTGCGCGACCAGCGCGCCCGCGATCACACCGGCCAGCGCGGCCATACGCACAGACCACCAGCGCCATGCCTGACGCGCGTCATCAACCAAGGTCATCGGGACCATCCTTTGGCTGGCGCCGGGGGTTTTTGATCCACCCGAGCGCAATGAGTTTCTCGATGCCGGTCAGGATCACCACGATCAGACCGCCGAACTGGATGAGGTGAGGCAGGGCCTCGACAAAGGAGACCATCAGCATCACCAGAAGAGTAAGGACCGCATCCCACCAGCCGCGCATCTGCGCCGCCAGCGGAGCGGTGTGGAGCGCCGCAAAGGCCTGCGCGGCAGGATCAGGCGCGGCCATCACCAGCCCCGCCCGTTGATATAGGCCTGCACAAAGGCGGCGGTGAGAGGCAGGCCGGTGGCGTCGGTTTCGTGGAGGCCGTCGCTGCGCATCGTCGGCTGGTCGAGCACGGTGTAGGTGTTGCCGTTGACCGTGCGGGCCGCGCCGCCGCCGCGCAGGATGTGATTGCCCAGAACATCGATCACCTTGTCGGGCCAGTTGGCCAGCATCTGCGCGTTGAGCGAGGCAATCGCGGCAAGGCGCGCATCGGCCACCGCATCGCTGGCCGAATTGGCCCCGGCCAAGCCTGAGGCGCTGGGCATGTCATAATTGCCGTTGATGCAGGTGCAGAGCAGCAGGCGCCCGCCGCGCGCGGCCACCTGCGCGGCAATGCTGCCCATCCAGCCCAGCACCGAGGTCATGCCCGCCCCGCTGGTGAGGAGCGTTGTGTCATTGCGGCTGGTGCGCAGCACGACATTGCCCGCCAGCATCGTGTCGAGCGAGGGCGCGGCGCTGGGGTCGGTGCTTTGCGAAACACCGCTGATCACCGTGATCGGGGTTCCGGCCGGGATGGTCAGGGCCGAGGCGGGATAGGCGGTGGGGGTGAGCGTATAGGCCCCGGTGCTGGCCGCGCAGACCAGATTGCAGGGGATGCCCAGCACCATGACCCGGCAGGAGACGGCCACCGTCCGGTTGGCGATGGAGAGCAGATCGACCGAGGGCACCACCGCCACCGAGCCGCTGGTGGGCAGCGTGAAGGCCGCCAGGGTGACCTGCGCCGCGCCCAGACGCGCCGCGACCTGCTGGGTGGTCTGCCCGCCCAGCCCCTGCGCATAGGTGGTGCGCCCCGGATAGAGCGCGGCCAGATAGGGCGCGAGCTGGGCCGAGGTGCTGTCGCCCACCACGGTGATGTTGCGCGCGCCCGAACCATTGGCGGCCAGATCGAGGATGCGCTGGCCCGCATTGGAGAGCATGGTTTGGATCTGCAGCGAGAGCGTGGCCCCGCCCGAAGTGATGCCGCAAAGCCGGATCTTGGCCGTGCCCGCTGGCAGGGTCAGCACCTGATTGACATAGGCCACCGTCGAGCCGCTGCCGACAAATTCGCGGCCCAGCACTGTGCCCGAGGCGTTGAGATAGAGGGCAAGCTGGGTGGCATTGCCGCTCTCGCTGCCGCTCGCGCGGAAAGCCAGTTCGCCGCCCGCCAGCGTGTAATCGAGATATTGATAGCCCGAGAGGGCCGTGGCGACGCCGAGATTGTTGATGTAATAGCCGGTGGTGGGCGCGACGGCGGCTGTCTGCCAGACCGAGAGGGCCGAGGCGGCCTGCTGGCCCGAGGCCGAGGCCGCCTGCGCCGCCGCCAGCGCGGCGGGGATGCCGGTGGCCATGGTCTTGACCTGCAAGGCCAGCGCGGGATTGCCGCTGGTGATGCTGCACAGCCGGATCTTCGCGGTGCCGCTGGGGACGGTAAGCGTCTGGTTGGCATAGGCCACATTGGTGCCGGTGCCGACAAACTCGCGGCCCAGCACTGCCCCGCCTGCCGAAAGGTACAGGGCCAATTGCGTCGCATTGCCGTTTTCCGTGCCCGTCGCGCGAAAGCCGATCTCGGAGCCGGTGACGGTGTAATCGAGATATTTGTAGAAGCTGCTGGCCTGCGCCGCGCCCGCGCTGTCAATGAAATAGCCGTTCACCACTGCGCCGCCGCTGTCGGCCCATGCCGAGAGACTGTCCGCCGCGCTCTGGCCCGCAGCGGCGGCGGCGATGGCATTGGCCACGCCCGTTGCATTGGCCGCCACCTGCGCCGCCATCGAGGAGGCCACGCGGTTGACCGACAGCGAGAGCGCCGCGCCGCCCGAGGTGGAGCCGCACAGGCGGATTTTGGCGGTGCCCGCAGGCAGCGCCAGCGCCTGATCGGCATAGACGGTGGCGCTGGCCGTGCCCGCCCCCTGCAGGCCGATGACCGCGCCCGAGGCGTTGAGATAGACCGCCAGTTGCGTGGCCGTGCCGGTGACCGTGGCGTTGGCCTTGAAGCCGGTGTCGGCGGCGGTCACCACATAATCGAGATATTGGAACCCGGCAGCGGCCACCGCCGCACCCGAGGCGCTGATATAGGAGCCGGTGACCACGGCCACGCCGCTGTCCGCCCATGAGGCCAGCGAGGAAGCGAGGGTTGCGGCCAGCGCGCTCTGGCTGACCAGCCCGGCGCTGTTGGCCGCCACCGTGCCCGCCAGATCGGTCACCACCGTCTTGATCTGGAGCGCGAGGGCCGCCCCGCTGGAGGTCGCGCCCGACAGGCGCACTTTGGCCGTGCCGCTCGGCACCGTCAGCGCCTGATTGGCATAGGCCACCGCCGATCCGGTGCCGACAAATTCGCGCCCCAGCACCGCGCCGCTGGCCGAGAGATAGAGCGCCAATTGCGTGGCCGCGCCATTTTCTGTGCCGGTCGCGCGCAGGGCGACCTCGGCCCCGGTCAGCGTGTAATCGAGATACTGATAGGCCGCATTGGCGACCAGCGCGCCGGTGGCTGAGACATAGGAACCGGCCACCGGCGCCACGCCGCAATCGGCCCATGCGCCAAGGCTGGAGGCTGCCGCCTTGCCCAGCGCGGCGGTGACGGCATTGGCGGCAATCGCGCCGGTGTTGGCCGCCACCGCGCTGGCGATGCCGGTGGTGACGCGGTTGACCTTGAGCGAGAGCGTGGCTCCGCCAGCGGTCACCCCGCACAGGCGGATTTTGGCGGTTCCCGCAGGCAGGGTAAGCGGCTGATCGACATAGGCAACCGAGGCCCCTGTGCCGACGAACTGACGCCCCAGCACGGCGCCGCTGGCCGAGAGATAGAGCGCGAGCTGGGTGCCATTGCCGTTTTCCGTGCCCGTCGCGGCAAAGGCGGTGTCTGCGCCGGTGGGCACATAATCAAGATACTGATAGCCCGCGACGGCGACGGCCTGACCATCGGCGTTGATCGAATAGCCGGTGGTGACAGCGGCCCCGCTGTCCACCCATGCGGCAAGGCTGCTGGCGGCCATGGCGCCCTGCGCGGCAGCTGGCGCCATGGCATTGATCATGGCGGTGAGCGGGGAGAACAGGTCGGACAGGCGCACCCGCCACGACTTGGCCCCCTTGACCACCGGCAGGGTTTCGCTGCCATCGACATTCGCGGCGATCAGCTGGTCAAGATTGGTGATTTTGGCCACTGGCGTTTCCTTATTTGCCGATGGCGCGCCAGAAGACGTCCATGTTGAGATCGTCGGAGAAGACGTTGAACTGGGTCAGACTGACCCGGTTGCCGCCCACCTTGTTGCCGTTGGTTGCCCCGATATTGGGCGCGCGGGCGGTCACCTGCAGATTGATCGAGGCAAGGTCCGTAAAGGGTATCGGGAAGTTGAGCGCAGGGGGTGAACCGGTTTCGCCCGCGGTCACTTCGCCCCATTGCTCGATCAGGCCGCCCGGCATCCTGCGCCAGTAGCCGCTGGCGTTGGAGCCGAAGGAGAAGTCGGCCGCGTCCTGCGGCGTATAGCCCAGCACCGCTTTAACCGCCGCGCCGGTGAACCCTGCGCTGTCAAAGGGCACATAGCCCAGACGCGAGACGATATCGGCAAACCACCCCGCGTCATGCCCGCCCAGCAGATCGGCATTGAACGGGCCGCCATGCCATTGCGCCGCGCCCGTATCATCGACAAGCAGATAGCCCAATTGCCGCGAGCCATCGACATTGAGGCATTGCAGGATCGCCTTGCCGGTCTGGCCGTTGGCAAGAATGCGCACCGCGCCGGTGGTGCCGATATTGGGCGTATAGGCATCGATCAGGCCCACGCTGATGTTGCGCCCGCGCAGCCAGTCAAGCAACGCGCCATAGGCGGTGGCCGGGGTGATCGCGCGCAAGGGATCGAGGCCCGCTGCCGCTTCTTCGACCGTTGCCAGTTCGACGACGCCCTGCCGGGTGGTGGTGGCGGGCGGGTTGAGGAAGTTGGTGTCGCCAAAACTGATGGCATCGGCCATGCCGCCCGAGAGGTGGATATCGACGACAATATGGGTCGCGCTGGGCTGGGCCTTGGCGGCAATCGGCCCACTTTGGCCATAGGCGCCGAACAGGGTGCCATCGGACAGATAGAGCGCAAAGCCGCGATAGGTATAGGCATCGTCCGAGGCATCGAGCGCGACCATATGGACGATATCATCGCCCACCTGTTGCCCCGAAACGTCCAGCCGCTTGAACTCGCCGGGGAGCGCCGTGAGCGTGCTGGCGACCGTGAATTCAGCGTCGGTGAGGCCGATCTGGGCGATCACCACCGTGATGAAGCCGGGGCCGTCATCCCGGATGATCGCGCCGAGGCCCGCCCTGGTGAGGGTGATTTGGAAATTGTCCATCATTGATCTTCCCAGGCGATGCCGTCGGGGCCTTCGAGCGGCTCGCCATCCTCGGTTTGCAGTTTGATCTCATCGGCATCGAAGGGGCCGATGGTGGCGGCGGCGAAGCGGTCGGCGCGCAGGGCGCGGGCAATCGGGAACAGGGGCAGGGCGGCCCATGACGAAACCGTCTGGCGCAGGGTGAAATGGGCGCGCGCCGGTTTGACGCGGACCAGATCGCGGTAGAGCTCGGCGGCGAAGCTGGCGGTAGCGATCGTGTCGAACAGACCATCGAGCGGCAGGGTGACGAAGAAGGTGTAGGGCACGCCCGAGCCGCCCGCCTCCCACCATTCGGTCAGCGTGATGCGCGGGTCATAGTCGGCAATCACCGCTTCGGCAGCGGCGCGGCTCCCACGGATCTTGGCATTGGGGATCGCCTGCGCGGTCGCGGCGCGGCGCTGGGCGTCGCTCCAGCTCGGGCGCCAGCGCTGGACCGACAGGCCCCATGCCAGCCATGGCAGGATGGGCGCCGGGATCGCATCGGGGCGCACAAGGTCGGTGAGCGGGGTGGGGATGGCGGCGATGCGCGCCATCGATGTGGCCAGCGCATGTTCGAGCGGGCGCGCGTTGGGCGGCAGAAGGGAAGGATTATTCGCCACGGCCCGCCACCGTCAGGTTGATGGCGAGGCAATGCCCGCATTGGGTGTCATCCATCGGCATGTCCGCCGCCGGGGAGGCCAGCGCGACATTGGAGACGCCCGCCACGCCGATGGCGGCAAAGATGCTGGCGCGGTTGATGTCGCGGCCGATGCGGCGGGCGGCTGCGACATAGGCTTGCGCGCCCGCCAACGCGGCTGCGATCACCACATCGCCATCGGGGCCGTCGAACAGGGTGATGGCGGCGGTGATCGTGTAGGGCACGATGGTGGCCGACCGGACAATGACCTGATCGGTAAGCGGGCGGGCGCCAGCCAGCGCGGCCTCGACATTGGCGATCTGATCCGCGCTGGCCGCGCCGTCGCCGGTCTTGGACAGGATCGAGACCAGGACCACGCCGGGGCTGGGGCTGGTGACCTTGGCGTCGGCGATCGTGCTGTCGGCGGACAGCGCGTGATATTCATAGGCCGATTCCGGCCCGGCCACGCTGAAGGCGTCGGGGGCAAGCTGGATGCGGTAGCGATAGGGCTCGTCCAGTTCGCCCGGCAGGCGCGCGACGCCCAGCAGCGCGCCAAGATGGTCGAGATTGCCGTCCCTCGCATAGGCGAGCAGGCATTGTTTGGCCCGGTCATTGAACTGCTGGCGGATCAGCAGCTCGCGATAGGCTGCGACCTCGAGCACCTTGACCGCCGGATCGCTCTCCACGGCGGCGTCCCAGGTGGGCAGCAATTCCTGCACATCGGCGATCAGCTCGGCGCGGATCGTCTCATAGTCGAGCGCCTCCACCACCGTGGGGGCGGGGAGTTGCGATAAATCGATGACGGAGGTGCTGGTGGCCATGCCCCCGTTGTGCCGCCCCTTCGCGCGCGCGGGGAGGGCGTGGGGGTGTAACCCGGCGGGTTACGGGGAGGGAGGCAGATGGTGGGACATAGCTGCCGGTCAGCGCCGCGACTGGGACTGACTAATTTCACCAAATCCGGTCATTCGTTTTGCCGCGTAAGCCCACCTTCCTATGTCTAGGCCTGCGGACAGTCCGGAAGGGCTGCTACGGATTGGAGGGCGAGGCTTAGCGGCTCTTCATTCAAGTTGCCCAGCGTGTTGAATCGAATTGCTCAGGGTGTTGTTCCGAATGATGAGCAGGCGGAAAGGGCAAAGATGGCGGCGTCAACGAATGCCGTGCGCGTCCAGCCATGCCAGCGTAGCAGGCATATGGCCTTTCACTGCTTGGTCGCGCACGGTTCCATTGTCATTTCGGGCCAGCGGATCGGCGCCAGCGCGCAAGAGGATCAAGGCAACGCGATCATCGTCTGTGGCCAAAACTGTAGTGGTCCCGTCTTTCGCCCGCGCCTTCGGATCAGCGCCGTGGTTCAAAAGAAGTTGTGCAAGCTCTGGGGATTCGCAGCCCATCAAGGCTGTCCAGCCAAGGTTGTCGCGAGCCTCCAAGGGAACGCCAAGCTGGATCAGCTCACTCGCCATCTCCAGCGTCTTTTCGGGCGTGGCGTCGCAAGTCGAGTAGCTGGATCGAAGGGCCGTTAGGGCGGTTCCATTTTTACCCATGCCGCGAGGATCGGCTCCTGCCTTGACGAGCGCTCTGCCAATCGCCGGGCTGCAACCTACAGTCAGAAAGGCTTCATTCAGCGCTGATTTCGAGACAGTGTTCATTACCCCATGCGCGACAAGCGCGTTAAACAACGGATCACTACCGCGTTGCGCCGCGGCCTGCAGCAAGATCGACCCCAGCGTTTGCTGTTCGATGGGCATGCTCAACTCTACCCCGCGCTTAACCATTTCGATGATCAACTGTTCGGTTCCGGGAGCGGGGCGATAGTCATGGAGTTTCCAGGCGGCTGCGGCCGCCAACAAACCCGCATCTTTCGAGTGGTAGTCAAAGTCAGCCGCATCCAGTTCGATTAAAGTTTCGGCATTGCCGCTCACCCAGCGTTCGGTGCCCGCCACCTTGTCCACCGCCGCTTCAAGATCCCTGACCTCCTGAGGCATTCCGGCCTGAGTGCCGATATAATCGGTCACGACCTTTCGGTTTGCGCCAATCTGGAGGGCGAGAACCTGCGTCGGATTATCGGTAGCGCCATAGAAGTATTCGGACTTCAACCCAAAGAACTGTGCCTTGCGGAATTGTTCGAGCAAATCCGCAACAGCCGCTGGATCAACGCGCGCTATGTGGTGCCCGGGAAGTAAAACGTTGTGTCCATTGTATTGCAGGTGGACCTCGGCGGCCTGCCCCTTAAGGTGATCTTCTCTCGTGCTGAATTCGACCAGACCGTCGCCCCGAATGCTGACATGATAATCGGGACATGAGCCGAAACAGGCGCCGCGATCCAACGCGATGGCAGTTTCATTTGGCGCCGCGCTGGTCGGGAAAGTCGCTTTGGGATTAGGGGGCGTGGCCTGCATGTTGTATTCTATGCTGACCCTTCCGATAGCGTTGACGGGCTTGCCTTCAAATGTAGGAGGACGAAATTTCCAATTTTTCACGAGCGCAAGCGCTGGTGCCGGATCGAGCTTTTGGAAGTTGTCGATAGGCTTGGCGTCGATGACGTTTCCCGCAGTGTCGACTGTGACCAGCAGGTCCAGGTCGGAAAAGCCTGATTTGACTGATACGACGCTCGTCGCACCGGAAATTCTCAAATCGTCGAGCTTGTAGAAGCCGACGGTGGGGGCAGTCTCAGCGGCGCTGCATGTCGCGGAGGCCAAAGAAAGGAGAAGACAGGCAAAGGGCATCGCAATGATACGGTGCAAGTTGGCTTCCTTTCATCCCAGTTATAGCGAGAGCGTAAGACTTGAACCGTTGTTTTGAAAGGGGCAATCGGAGCGGGTATGCGACCATATGCCAACGGAAGGTTTCGGCGCTAGCGGACGTTTACCTCGGTACATCGGAACGGCGAGAGTTGGTCGACTGCTGCCATCCGCTGACTGGGCGGCCTAACCTCACTCCGCCTCCAGCATTTCCCCCGCCACCTGCAACGCCAGATCCTCATCCTCCCGCCCAAAGCCCAGCAACCGCCGCTCGGCATATTTGGCGCGGATCTTTCGGCCATCGCGGCCCCGGCCTACTGTGACCGTGAGGCCGAACTGGCTGACGGAACCTACGCGGTCGGCAGTGTTGGTGACGGGGCTGATTTCCACACCATCGGCGGCGGCATCGATGCGCCACTTGGCCATTTTGCGCAGGCCCTTGAACATCCTGCCGCGGGCACCCTTGCGCAGGCGGCCGCGCAGATCGCGCCGGGGCTTGCGCGGGGCGAAGGGGGCGCCGTCTGGATCGATGTTGGCGGCGATGCGTTTGAGGTTGGCCTGGCGCAACAGGCGACCCAGCTTGAGCGTAGCCTTGCGGCGCTGGGTCGGTTCCATGCCTGCCACGATCCGGCCAAACCATTCATCGAGGCGGGAGAGATCATCCGCCATCGACCACACCCCATGGCGGCAGATCCTCACCATTGACAGTGATGGAGGTCAGGATTGGGTCGGCATCGAGGCCGCCGAAGGGCAGATCGTCGGGAAAGAGCGGATCGGGCTCGGGCAGGTAGCGGGCCTTGGCGCCTTGGGGCGTTTCATCCACGGCCACGCCTTGGCGTAGTTGCAGGCGAATCTGCACATCAGCCTTGCCATTGTCGAGGATGTCGACCTCGAAGTCGAAGGCGTCAGCCCCCATGGCGAACACATTGGGTTGGTTGGTGCGCAGCCAGATCAGGAGGGCAAGAGCGAAGTCGGCGATATCGCCCGCGAATTCAACCAGCAGGACGTTGAGCTGGAATTCAAAGGCGAAGGAGAGATCGTCGGTGTCGCGCGACTGCACCTTGCCGCGATCCACCCACATGATGAGGTTCTTGGGCGCGGCCTTGAGTTCGGGCATCGCCTTCATCAGGGCATCGCGCAGGAGGTTGATTTTCAGCATGGCGCGTTAATCCCAGAGCTGCACGATATCGATGGTGGCGGTCTGCGCCTCGGCGGCATCGGGCAGGATCATCGCCGTGCCGCCAGGCAGGCGCGGCCCCAACTCGGCAAGGCCGGGGTTGAGGCCCAGCACCTGCTCGGTAACACCCGCCGTCTTGCCCAGGACGCGGTGGCAGATCTCATCCACGGTTTCGCCGTCCATGGCGGTGGCGGTCTGGGTCACAGCATCTCCACGCGGTTGCGCGCGACCGATGAGCCGCCGATGGAGAGCAGGTCGGCAATCGCGGCATGGCCTTCGCGCCGGTATTCGTCGGCCAGTGCAGCCTTTTCCGAGGCGCGGGCAAGGCCGCTGTCGGAGGAGGCAATATCGCGGTTGCCTGCGGCGATGTCGGCTGCGGCGTAATAGCCCACTGCGCGGGTCCAGAGCAGCTCGGCGCGGTTCTTTTCGTTGAGCGTGTCGGTGGTGACATCGGCAAGGTTTGCTGCCCCGGCCAGCGCGCGGGCGGTGCGCCATGCGGCAAGCTGGCGCAGGGCCGAGAGCATGCCGCCCTCGATGGCAAGGGTGAGCTGGAGCTGGGTGATGGCGCCGCCGCCGACGTTCATGCCTTCGCGCACATCGGCCAGTTTGACCGGCGGGAACCAGCCATCGGCTACCACCTGCGCGTCATCGGCATCGGGCGGGGCGATGGGGGTGGGGGTGAAGCTGCTCATGGGCGGGGCCTTTGCGTTCAAACGGGGGGTGAGGATGGTGTGGGCTGGCTGTCACAAAGGGCGCCGTCCGCGCCAACCGCCCCCCGCCGCCGTGGGGCGAACTGGTTATTCGGTTTCCTCGTCATCCTCGCCCGCATCCCCGCCCGCGCCTTCGGGGGCAAGTTTGCGCAGGGCCTTTTCGAGGCTGCGGATATCGGATCTGACGCCGATGCTGCTGTCGAGCTGGTGGGCGCGGCGGGCGTGGTCGAGCGCTTCGGAGAGATAGGCCGCCTTGCCACCGGCAGGCGCGTTGTCGGCGGCGGGGTCGAAGGCATCGGCGCGCCGCGTGAAGGAGCGGGCCAGCGCCTTGTGCAGCTTGGCCTTGGCCGGGTCTGGCATGTCGTGGCCCTCGATCAGCGCGAGGACGCGGCAAAGCACCTCATGGGGCACGGCTTCCTGCTGGTCGAGGCTCAGCTTGGCGATATCCTCGCCCACAAAGCAGGGGATGGTGCGGTTGTAGCGTTCCGGCTGGGTGAGATTGAACCGGATCGCATGGGCGGCAAGGCGAAGGGCATAGTCCCAATCGCGGTAGTCGATGGCCCAGATCAGGTTCCACACCAAGATCTCATCCTGCGCGGCCTGCCCCTGTTCGCCTGCCTGCAGCACGCCCTCGATCCATGGGGCGAAGGTGCGGGCCATCTCGACCTTGACCGGATTTCGGGCCTCAATGCTGGCAATGTCGGAGAGGGAGCGCAGATTGTCATGGAGCGCCACGCGCAGGGCGGCATATTCCTGACCAAGAGGCGTATCGAGCGCATGTTCGGGCGCGGCGGCAGGGGCCGTATCAGGCTGGGCCGCGCCCGATTGCAGGGCGCGCACGCGCATCTGGTGGCGGCGAAAGGCGGAGACCATAAGCGGGGCTTTCGTGATGACCGCCCACCGACGCGCGGGCCAGCGGGCGGGAGTGTCAGCAAGACGGGGGGTGTTACGGCCGGGCGCCGAAGGTGATGTTTTCGGCCATGGTCATGTAATCGGTGCTTTCGATCACATAGCCTTCGTTGACGCTGTTATAGTCGACGAGGGCCGCCATGTTTTCCGGCTCATCCTTGATGTAGCGGCGGCGCGAACCTTCCTGATAATAGATCGAGAGGTTCGAGCTGTCGGGCGCATTGGCGCGGCCCAGCGGGGTGATGGCCATCGTGCCTTCGGGGAAGAAGGGAGCGATCGCCGCCGGGCGCCCGCCGATCTGCTTGGTCGACATGATGAGGTCGGAGACCACCTGATCGCTGGTCGATTTGCCGCCGTCGATCGTGTCGGAGAGCGGGCGGTTGATCATCGGGAAGTATTTTTCATCCACCAGATCCTGGCTGACGATCACGACATGATCGGTGCTGGCCCGCGCATAGGAGGGCATGCCCGCGATCAGCTCATAGGCCAGGGCATCGATGTTTTTGTAATCGCCCTGCGCATGATTGGCATCCGGCCCGATGTAGATCGGCGCGGCGGCGCCCGTCGCAGTGGTGACTCCGCCAGCAGTGACGGTGGCGCGGCCCATGACATGGTCGGGGCGTTCAAGGCGCAGCTTGTGCAGCCAACCGATGTTGACGTCCTCGCCCAGCGGGTTGTCCTCGGCGTCGGTATCCTCGGCCGCCTCAAGCCCGTTGAAGCCCACCGAGATCCGCGAGAGCGCCACCGAGACCGCAACATGGCGGCCATAGCGCGCGGCAAAGTCGGGGAATTTCGACCAGGCGTCGATCACTTCCCAGGGCAGCATCGTGTCGAACAGCGTCGAATAGAGCTGGAACTTGCGGTCCTGCATCTGGCCGACATAGCGCGGCTTGCGCGGCAGATTGCTGCGGCTCTGGCGGCTTGCGATCATATTCGAGGTGCCAAGGCCGATCACCTGCCCCTGGAGGTCGCGCACGCCCATCACATTGACGCGCTGGAGAAAGCCGACGCTCTCGCGCTGGAGATCCTCGAGCCGCTGCTCGCTGGTGGGGGAAAGCGAGAAATTGCGCGCCACATTGCGGGTGCCGTTGGCGCTGCCGATGTTGGCGAGAAGCTGATCCAGCGCGCCGCGCCCGCGATCAGAAAGGGTGTGGATTTGAGACATGAAGCTGCGTTCCTTGGCATTGGGGTGCGGGGCTTGGGAGGGCAGGGTCAGAAGATGTATTTGCTGTCGGCGCTGGCGTGGCTGCTGCCATCGGCGATCGGGCGGCGCTGGAAACTGTGGGCCGGGGTGCCTTCCTGCGCGTCCTCGAGCTTCTTGAGCTTGAGCGCCTGGGCATCGGCTTCGTTGCGGAATTCGCTGCGCAGCCCTTCAATGGAGGTGGTGACGGTCGTGCCGAATTCTTCGAAGACGCCGCGCAGGGCGGCAAAATCGAGGCTGGCCGGCTGCTGCCCATCGGGCTTGGTTTCGGGCTTGTCTTCCGGCTTGGGTGCGGGGGCAAAGCTGGCGGTGAATTTGTCCAGCATGCCCTTCATGCTTTCGAGCAGGCCCTTGGCGCTTTCGGTGGCGGCGCCGTCATCGGCGAATTCGAGCGCGGCGGCCTCCTCGCGGGCCAGCACCATGGCGCCGGGCTGAAAACGGCTGAACTTGAGGCGCTCGGTGGCGATGGCCGCCGGGCTGTCGGTGAGCGCCACACCGCCCAGATAGGAGAAGCCCTTGCCGCCGAAATTGGGCAGGATCTCGATCGAGGGGTAAACCTTCTGGCTGGCCTCGTTGAGCGCTTTGGCATTGTCGGTTACGTCCAGCACGCCGAACAGCGCCTTGCGCTTCTCGATCTTGCCGTTGAAATTGACCTCGGTCTCGCCGACCGTGACCGAATCCACATCGCCATAGGCGAAGAAGGGCGATTGCCCGCTGATGCCCCGGATATGTTCGATATTGACCCGCGCGCCATAGGTCTTGGGATCATAGCTCGAGGCCATCTGTTCGATGTCAGTTTCAGAAATCTCGCGGCCATCGACCGTCGAACCGGCGGTGGCGAGCAGGAAGGGCTTGGTCTTCATCGGGTTACTCCGGGGATTTGGCGGGGCGGATCAGCATTGACCCCTGAAATCCACGGCAACCGGCCTTCCTGCAACGCGCGGGCACAGTAACCCGGCGGGTTACACCGGCACCCCGGCGCGCGGCCCCCCCCGATCAGGGCATGGCAGGA